CGTTGGGGATAAAGGTTCCCAATGGTGTGCCATCTGATGTTGCTGTTATCAACAGCACCACCGGCAGTTGGGAAATAAATCCTAGGTCCGACTTGGCCACAACAGGCGGGTCAGGCAGTGGATTGAGAGTAAATGTGACAGAGACTGGTGGATATGCCAGCACTATTGCTATTGCTACCGCTGGTACTGGATACAACAACGGTGATCTTATTACAGTCACAAGTGGCACATCCAATGCTACATTCACCATTGTTATTGGAGGTCGAAACACTTGGACCTTTGGCACAGGTGGTACTACACAATTTCCTAATAGCTTGATACTAGCACCAGTTAGTCAAAGTATCACTATGCAGAGTGATCAATATTCACAGTTGATGTGGCAAAACGCTAATGTAACCGTGGCCCCAAATATGGCTACTTACTCAAACTTCTATGTAGCACAAAACAGTGCTACCTTGGATATTGGCTATCTTGACGGTAATAGTAGCCCACAATTCAAAGAGTGGCTCTGGAGTGTAGATGGTAATCTAACATTACCAAGTGGTGGATATATCCTTAACAGTGATAATTCAATCTACGGTGCCGGTAGCAGTTACAGCAACGTTGATGTAGCAAGTTATCTACCTACATACACGGGCAATATTGGCAACATAGACTTAGTAGCTAACTTAGGAGCAACTAGTGGCTCATTAGCAACACTAACAGCCAACGCGGCTAGTCAAGCAGGTAACATAGCAACACTGACTGCCAACGCCGGGGCACAAGCAGGATCACTAGCAACAATTACGTCAGTGTTGACCAGTTCAAATGTAGCAATTGGAGAAAATGCTGCCTACACTGCGCAGGGGCAATATGCAGTTGCTATTGGTTTGTATGCGGGTGGTGATACACAAGGAGAACGTGCGGTAGCTATAGGCTCCAATGCTGGTAAAACTGCGCAAGGGGCTTATGCAGTAGCCATTGGTAGACGTGCTGGAGAAACCAACCAAGGCAACAACTCTATTATTATTAATGCAACTACTGGGGTATTAAATCAAACCACAGCCAACACATTCACAGTGGCTCCGGTTAGAAATGATGTGGCTAATATTAGTCAAATCATGTTTTACAACACCACTAGCAAAGAAGTTACCTACGGAAATATTATTAACATTGCGGGCAATGTCTCAGCTAACTATTTTGTAGGTAATGGTGCCCTATTAACTGGTATTGTAGCCAGCGGCAGTAACTATAGTAATGCTAACGTAGCTAGTTACCTACCAACATATAGTGGTAATGTTGCTAACCTAACAGTTACTAATACGCTAACCCTTACTGCTACTAAAATAGCATTGGGTAGTGGCGCCGGGGCCTTCGGTGGTCAAGGAACTGATTCGATCGCAATTGGTCGTAGCACAGGTCAAAATATACAGGGCAATAGTGCTGTAGCTGTAGGAGGGTATGCTGGACAAAACAATCAAGGTGACGATGCAACTGCTATTGGGCAGAACGCTGGATTCAATACACAAAGTCTACAAGCAGTAGCAGTTGGTAGTGGTGCAGGACAAACGTTTCAATCAATGGGTGGAGTAGCAGTTGGCTATGCCTCAGGACAAACATCACAAGGACTACGAGCTGTAGCAATTGGTTCTGTTGCTGGTAATGACCACCAAGGCCAACAGGCTATCGCAATAGGACACCAGGCGGGATATTCATACCAACCTGCTAATAGTATTGAGATCAATGCTTCGGGCACTCCGATCGATTATACTGATCTAACTGCTGGTTTATATATTACATCAGTCAAAAATGACACAGCCAACGTCACAAACGTGATGTATTATAATACAACTTCAAAAGAAGTTACTTATGGAGCAGCAAGTGGCAGCTACAGCAACAGTAATGTAGCAAGTTACTTACCAACATACAGTGGTAATATTACAGCAGGTAATGTTATTGCTACACGCTTTATTGGTAATACTATTGGTACAACTGCTACATTTACTAGTAATATCACAACATCGGGTACTACTAGTTATTTTGTTGGTAATGCTGGCCCAGCAATTGCTGGCAGTACAGCATCAAGCGTTGGTTATATGGGCTTACCACAAAGTGAAACCAGTACCAGTGCCACATTAGCCATTGGTGATGCTGGCAAACATATCTATGTAACAACAAACAGCCAAACAATAACCATTCCAGCAGCTAGTTCAGTGGCTTACCCAATCGGAACTACTCTTACATTCATAGCAGGACCAAGTGCTACTACTGTTACTATTGCTATCACCTCAGACACTATGTACTTGGCAGGTACAGGCACAACTGGTTCACGTACACTAGCCGCACATGGCATGGCCACAGCAGTTAAAGTCAGCGGACTAAGTTCAGCTGGTGTGTGGTACATTAACGGAAGCGGGTTAACATAATGGCTGGAGCAGTTGCAGGAGTATTAGCCAGCTATGGTGCGGCAGTGTCGCCCGGTTTTGCCAATCCTACATTAACTTTTGGATCAGCTGTGACTACACAGGCCACAAGTCCTTTTACGGGAGGCGGCAACAGTTATAGATTTTCAAGCAGCGTTAACAGTTATATTACCACCCCGGGCAGTGATAACTGGGCAGTAGGTACTGGAGATTTTACTGTAGAATGGTTTGGTAATCAAAGCAGTACAGCACAATTCCAGAGAATATTTTCTACAGGTGATTATCCCAATATGAAAATTGGTGTTAGTATAGAATCTGCTACATTTTATTATTGGGCAAACAACTCTACTCGTTATAATTCCGCAGGCTCTACTATAGTTAATACCTGGTATCATTGGGCAGTAGTTCGAATCAGCGGAACAACTTATGTTTACAGAAACGGTACTCTACGAGGCAGCTCGTTTGCCGATACAAACAATATCACAGACAATACCACAACATTAGTCATTGGCAATACCAACACATTTGCTACTAACGCTGCATTTGTTGGCGATATAACAAACTTTAGATTTATAAAAGGACTGGCCGTTTATACCGGCAATTTTACAACACCCACCAGTGCGTTAACCGCTACAGCTAATGCTAATCCATACGGTGGATCAAATACTGTCGCTATAGGCTCAGGATTTACTAAACTGCTGCTGGTTCCATAACTGTAAATATGCTAAAGACGATCTACGGAATATAAAATGGCCATAACATTAAGCAAAAGTATTTCATTAACTGGCGGCATTAGTGCTACCGCTGGCTTCCTGTCAGAGGTAGGTGTTTATAATACAGTAAAACTAATAAATACACAATAACAGAGAAAAACTATGATATTAGCAAACGTTAACATTGGTTCAGGTCCGAGCGCAGGTGATGGTGATCCATTACGCACGGCATTCAATACAATTAATCAAAACTTTGACGCAATTGAAAGCAACGTTAACGCACTTTCAAATAGTGTAAGAACAGTAGCTGGTCGTACAGGTAACGTGGTGCTAACTACTCAAGACATAGTTGGTATTGGTGCGTATGCTAATACAGCCTACATGACAACGTTAGTAACTAATCAAGTTAGTGCGTTAAGTTTTGCTAGTAATGCTAGTGTAGATACTAAGATTGCAGCAAATATTGCTAACATAATTAACGGAGCTCCCGGAGCCTTAAACACATTAAATGAATTAGCTTCTGCTATGGGTAACAATGCTAGTTTGTCTGCTACTATTACAAATAGTCTAGCCACATTAACTGCTAATGCGGCTACGCAAGCCGGCGCTATTGCTACCTTGACTGCTAATGCAGCAGTACAAGCCGGCCTACTTGCTACATGGGAAAGTGGATTCGATAATCTAGCAGCTAATGCTGGAGCACAAAGCGGACAAATCACCGCACTAACCAGTAATGCCGCAGTACAATCAGGAGTACTTGCTGGACTAACCAGCAATGCCGCAGTCCAAGCAGGATTAATTGCTGGCCTACAAAGTGATGTTACTAGCTTAACAGCCAACGCTGGTGCGCAGGCAGGTAGTCTAGCTACATTAACCAGTAACGCGGCTGTACAAGCAGGTGCTATAGCATCATTGACAACAGCATTTGATAGTTTAGCAGCCAATGCCGGTGCTCAGAGCGGCAGTATCACATCGTTAATCAGCAACGCGGCTGTACAAGCAGGTGCTATTGCTGATACAAACACAGCAATCACCACAGCTAATACTGCTATGAAAGGCTATGTTGACGCAGTCACTACTGCGTGGACTGCTAACGCCGGAGCTCAAGCAGGTGCTATTGTAACTGCTAACACTCACATGAAGAATTATGTAGACAGCCAAGTTGGTTCGTTGGTTAACAGTGCGCCCGGTGCGTTGGATACATTAAAAGAAATTGCTGATGCGTTGGGTAATGACGCTAACTTATCAACAACTTTGACTAATTTAATTACCAGTGCTGATGCCAATGTATCAATTGCTAATCTAGCAATGAAAGGATACGTAGATAGTTATGTAACAACGCTGACCAGTAATGCGGCTGTACAAGCAGGTGCTATCGCTACGTTAACAAGTAATGCCGCTAGCCAAGCAGGCAGTCTAGCAGACCTAGCAACAGCATTTGATAATCTTGTTAGTAATGCGGGCGTACAAGGCGGCAGTATTGCCTCTCTAACAGCCAATGCCGCTGTACAATCGGGTGCGTTGGCTGAACTTACTGCTAATGCCGCTGCTCAATCGGGTGCGTTGGCTGTACTTACTGCTAATGCCGCAGTACAAGCAGGATTAATTGCTGACCTAACAGCCAATGCCGCAGTTCAAGCAGGTCTGTTAGGAACACTTGGTGCTGTTAATTTAACAATTATTCAAGGCAATATTTCAAGTCTCGAATCAAATGTTTCCACATTAACTAGTAATGCCGCAGTACAGGCAGGAGCCATTGCAACACTAACAAGCAATGCCGCAGTACAAGCTGGATTGATAGCAAGTTTAGATGCTAATGCCGCAGTACAAGCAGGTGAGATTGGAACTATATATGCTAACTTAGGCGCAGTAAGTGGGTCACTAGCAACATTAACGGCCAATGCTGGAGCACAGTCGGGTTCATTAGCAACCTTAACAAGTAACGCTGCAGTACAAGCAGGTGATATTGCAACCATCTATGCTAATCTAGGAGCAGTGAGCGGATCACTTGCTACATTAACTAGTAACGCAGGTGCGCAATCAGATTCGTTAGCAATACTGTCAGGCAACGTTACTACTATATTTGCTAATCTAGGAGCAGTGAGTGGAAGCCTAGCAACACTAACAAGTAATGCCGCAGTGCAAGCAGGCGACATTGCAACCATTACAGCTAACTTAGGTGCAGTTAGTGGATCACTTACTACACTAACAAGTAACGCCGCAGTACAAGCAGGCTTAATTGCTAATATAACCAACGGAACAGCAACATTTGGTAATTTAGTACCAAGTGCTAATGTAACTTATAGTTTAGGTAGTGAAACTAACCAATGGAAAGATTTATATCTAAGTGGCAGTACAATTTATATTGGCGGAGCTACATTAAGTGTTGCTAACGGAGCAATTAACTCTAGTTTACCTATCTCAGCTAACTTATCAGCAACTAATATCACAGTACAAGGCACACGTATAGAATTTGCCAGTGGCGGCTATATAGAAGAGTCAGAGGTATTAGACGGCAATTTAGCACCGGCAGGGTATTACGGGGTATCACTGAACAGCTCAGATGACGGTATTATTGGCATGAACGCATTAGATAGCAATGCCGCAGTTACAAGTAGTGTGGTTGTATCTAACGTAGCAGTACAGTTAAATGTTGCCAATAGTATTAGTGGCGGTAACGCACATATTTGGTACTTTGACAATACTGGTACTGTTACATTTCCGGATAATACTACACAAACTACTGCTTACATTGATTCATTTACAATGGGCAATGCTGTCCATTGGACCAGCAATGTTTACACAGTAGCAAACGCATTAAATCAACTTGCAGCACGTATTTGGGCTATTGAACATCCATAATTAGCTTGACCTAAACTAATATTCAGTATATAATAACTATATGCTGAATATCGTCTCTGACTTCATTAAAAGTATTTTACCTGCTAAACGCAAGACAACCCCTACAGGTTGGACGAGCTTTAATGCTCCCTGCTGTCACCACAACGGTGAAAGTCCTGATACTAGAGGTCGTGGCGGATTAACTGCTAATGCCGATGGCAGTGTAAGCTATCACTGTTTTAATTGTAATTTTAAGGCAAGTTTCCAACCAGGGCGTCACTTAACATTTAAGTTTCGCAAACTATTAAGTTGGTTAGGTGCTAGCGACAATGATGTTAAACGCTTAGTAATAGAAGCCATCCGTATTAGAGAGCTGGTTGCTCCAGAAGAAATTAAAGAACCAGAAGAAAAGATCGAGTTCAAAGTTCGTGAACTGCCTAAAGATGCTGTGAGTTTCCAACAGATACTTACATATCATTTATTAGATGATTTTGCTAATGTTCCGGGTCTACTAAATTCAGCAGTTGGCTATGTTAAAGATCGCAACATTGATACAGACAAGTATGATTTTTATTGGACTGACTCAACAGAACACAGTCTACATCAACGTGTGATCATTCCTATGATCTGGGAAGGTAAGATTATTGGCTATACAAGCCGCGCCTTTGTAGACGGGGTTAAACCCAAGTATTACAGTCATTATGAACCTAACTTTGTGTTTAATACCAATAATCAAAAACGTGAAAATAAATTTGTTATTGTCTGTGAAGGTCCGTTTGATGCTATGTCAATAGATGGTGTTGCTATTATGAGCAATGAGTGTAGTGAAACACAAGCTGAAATCATTGAGAGTTTGGGCAAAGAAGTCATTGTAGTAGCCGACCGCGACAAGGCAGGTGCTAAGTTATTACAGAATGCTATGGAATATGGATGGAGTGCTAGCTTTCCTGTATGGCAAGAAACCTGTAAAGATATCAATGAAGCTGTGGTTAAGTATGGTAAACTGTTTGTGCTTAAGGCTATCTTAGATAGTAAAGAAACGAGCAAACTTAAAATTGAATTGATGAGAAAAAAACTGTATAATTAATAATATGACAACTGAATATACACCAGAACTACAAAAACTATTTTTAGAAATGATGGTACAAGACGCACAATCATTTGTGCGTGTACAGAACATTTATAATCCTGAAAACTTTGATAGAAGTCTGCGTGAAGCGGCACGGTTTGTTAAAGAACACAGCGAACAGTACAAGACACTCCCAACAATAGATCAAATTGAAGCAGTAACCAAGGTAGTTCTCAAACACGTGCCAGACCTGACAGAAGACCACTATAATTGGTTTATGACAGAGTTTGAAGGATTTACCAAACGTCAAGAGCTAGAGCGTGCTATTCTAACTGCGGCAGATATGCTGGAAAAAGGTGACTTTGATCCAGTTGAAAAACTAATTAAAGATGCTGTACAGATTAGTTTGACTAAAGACATGGGTACAGACTACTTTGAGGATCCTAGACTGCGTATTAACAAATACTTCAACAGTGGCGGCCAGGTAAGTACGGGTTGGCCCAGCATGGATCGTATCTTATACGGTGGTATGAGTCGCGGTGAACTAAACATCTTTGCTGGTGGTTCTGGTTCGGGTAAGTCTTTGGTTATGATGAATATTGCGCTTAGTTGGTTACAAGCTGGCCTAAGTGGTGTGTATGTAAGTTTAGAGTTGAGCGAAGAACTTTGCGCACTTAGAACAGATGCGATGTTGACTGACATGAGTACCAAAGATATTCGTAAGGACATAGACACAACAGAACTTAAGGTTAAACTTGTTAGCAAGAAAGCTGGGCAATATCGTATTAAAGGATTGCCGGCACAATCAAACGTAAATGATATCCGCAGTTACTTAAAAGAAGTACAACTACAAACAGGCATCAAAGTTGACTTTGTTATGGTAGATTACTTAGATTTGGTTATGCCTGTATCAGTTAAGGTTAATCCAAACGATCAGTTTATTAAAGACAAATATGTAGCAGAAGAACTGCGTAATCTAAGTAAAGAACTTAACGTGTTGTTGGTAACAGCGAGTCAGTTGAATCGTAGTGCTGTTGAAGAAATTGAATTTGACCATAGTCATATCGCCGGTGGTATATCTAAGATCAACACAGCAGATAACGTGTTTGGTATCTTTACTAGCCGTGCTATGAAAGAACGTGGCAGATATCAACTACAATGTATGAAGTCACGTAGTTCGACTGGTGTAGGACATAAAGTTGATTTAGAATACAACATCGAAACTATGCGTATCACTGACCCAGGTGAAGAAGGACAAGAAGGATTCAGACCTCAAAACTCAGGTAGCATATTAAGTCAGATCAAAACAGGTAGTACTGTAACTAAAGACACAGGAGAAGTAACTGATAGTCCTAAGATTACAGCCTCAGTGGATAGTAGTAAACTTAAAAGTATGTTAGCTGGACTTAAAAAGGTCGACTAGCTTAGGCAAGTAATCCTGTATGGATATATGTTTTAACTTATCCTGTAACTCAATATCTTCTAGTAATTTTAAATAATCTGCGTCATTGGCGTTGGTATGCTCGGTGAATAGATGTGCCACAGACCCTAATGATTCTTTAATGTGTTTAGGCAACGCATTAGGCGAATAGTGTCTAGGATAGTTTATTACATTGTGGTTATATTCTAATCCCTGTGATTCAAACCAACTAACAGTTTCATCGTAGTAGGCAATATTCAAGTTACTGATAGTATAGCTAGCACTTAGTTGTATGCCTAAACTTCTATACAATTCAATATTTGACAGTAGTCTAGACCACTTGAGCGGATATCGTAGGTACTCAAACACTGGTCCGACTCCATCTATACTTAAACAGAAATTTAAATTCTTAAATTGTTTTAGTATAGACAACTGCTGATCAGTTAGTTCAACTGATCCATTGGTAACTATAGATATAAAGCAATTGGTATTGCCTACTGCTATTAAGTGCTCTAGTCTATCAAAGTTTGCGCTATCGTATAAAGGCTCGCCACCCAACAATGACAGCATCTTTAGATCTGCCCAATTGATCTTAGATTGATCACAGGGATTTATAACTATTTCTTTTTTCTTTCCTAATAGTGTGGCCCAAGATGAACTAGCATTAAGATCCTTACAGGTAAAGCAGGTACTGTTACAAAGCGTGGAACTGTTTATTTTAACAATCTGTTCAGAGAACTTGCCTTCTGAACAATCTTGCTTAATTAGTTCAATGGCCCTGTTGGAGTAAAAATCAAATGTCTGATTTTTAATTTGTCTGTCACTGGTGATTCCTTGGTCCTCTAATGTCCAGCACTGCTGGCATATTTTAGGACGTTGCCCGGCCAGCATCTCTGACTGTAATAATGTAACATCAGTTCCGACAGGCACAAGACAGCACGGAGTTGTACCGTTGTATTGATATTCGGTGCTGTAAAACGGCAATACGCAAAAGGAATCATTCATTGTAAAGTTATTTAACCTGTGCTATACTATAATAAATTAATTTTATTCTTCGATAAATACATTAAATTGGAGTAATCATTGTGCAGAAGCGCACCCGTAGTATACTAACAGAACTTGATGAACTGTTAACACACAAAGACAAGGACAGCCTCCTTGAGAGTCGTGCTAACAATATCATCAACGGTGCTATCAATTTGATCAAGCACATACACGAAAACTACGATGCTGTCACAGCAGGCGAGTTAGAGCGTCGATTACTCAACGCCATCAAAGGACAAGACCCGAGTAAATTCACTCGCGGTATTAGGAAATTACGTAATGAAGATTAATGAAATTTTAAAAGAAGGGTTTTGGAGTGGTTTAGGTAATCTGGCACACGGTGCTGCGTTGGGTGCTACTAGTGCTATGAAAAATGCTCCAGACAGGCTTGGGGCAAGCACACGATTAGCCGCTGATCCAAGTAAAATAAAAGCATTACCAAAAACCTTTACTCCAAAAGCAAAAACAGACCCAGATAAAGACGAAGCAGGTGCGGATAAAGTACAGACTCCATCTAACAACGTTGGCGATCAACCTGTACCAAAAGGTAAGAGAATGTATGTTGTTTCTAAAGCCAATAAACAAATGTATTTTAAAACAGCAGACGGTCGTTGGTGGTACGTACCTAATCAAAACTTCCCAGACGCCGCATTAATAGTAGCATCAGCTAACGCAGACAGTTTAGATCGTTTAACAAAAGACACAGTTGAATACGCTAAGTTTGTAGATATCGCCGTAGCAAAAACAGCGGGACAAGGTAAAGGCAAAAAACGTAGATAATGAAATTATTTGAAATCCGCAAAGAAACACCTAAATGGCTGTTAACTGAAAGCAAAAACGTACACTTGGAACATTTAGAAGACTTAGTCTTTAACAGTGGCTACCAGGGTGCGATTGCGGCTCTTGACTACATCGAAAGTCTACGTCATATGTTAGCCGAAGGTACTGGTACAACAACACAGCTTACAGTTAAATGGGACGGCAGTCCGGCAATTATCTGCGGCATTGATCCACAAGACGGTAAGTTTTTTGTGGGCACCAAAGCAGTGTTTAGCAAAGGTGAACCTAAACTTATTAAGAGTGCCCGTGACGCAGAACGTTTCTACGGTGACCAACCTGAGTTGGCTAATATTCTAATAGAAGCATTAAAATATCTAAGCAAACTAAACATTGGTGGTGTAGTACAAGGCGACATGATGTTCACTGAAGGTAGTAAATCAGTTGAAAATATCAACGGTGAAGACTGCTATGTGTTTACTCCTAATACAATTACCTATGCTGTACCAGTTGCTAGTGAAATTGGCAGTAGAATAGCACGTGCTAAGTTTGGCATTATATTCCATACTAGCTATGAGGGCGAGTCAGTTCCTGAGATGAAAAGTGGCTTCCTAGTAAACATACAGGGATTCAGCAAACATAGTGACGTATGGTTTGATGATGCTACCTATAAAGACTATACGGGTATTGCTAGTTTAACTCCTAGCGAAAATACTAAAATTACTAATATGTTGTCTGCTACAATGGCTACACTTGAAAAAGTGGGACAGCAACGCTTTGATGTTATTATTAGTAATAAAGAGTTTGCCAAAAACATTAAGCCGTTTATTAATCGTAGCATACGTGCTGGCACACAAATAAGTGATCCTAACAAATTCCTACAAGATTTTATGAAGGATTACAACGCTCTACTTATGAAAGATGTAGAAAACGTCACCGATCGAGTAGCACAGAATAGACTAGCTAAGATCAAAGCCAAAGAGCAATGGGTAGCAGACAATGTTAATAACCTAATGGGTGTACTAGCAGTATACAAACGCCTAGTAGAAATGAAAGGCCTACTACTGCGTAAACTACAGCAAGTAGAAGGCATTGGTACATTCCAAAAAACCGCTGATGGATATAAAGTAACCACCCCAGAAGGCTTTGTTGCTATTGGGCACGATGGCGGCGCTATTAAACTAGTAGATAGACTTGAATTTTCACGCCAAAATTTCTTAAAAAGATAGTTATCTACGTGGTTAATTTTTTACACGCGGCATAAATAAATGTAAGCGCGAAAGCGTACAATTATTAGGAGATTTATAAAATGGCAACATTTACACGTACAAACCCAACAGCAGTAGCTCGCGGTACAATCCAACGCAACACAGCACAATCAGTATATAAAGTAGTTTTAAGTGGCGGTATTGCAGCTGCAGCAACAGATGCAGCAGCAGCTAAAATTTCTGACGCAATTGGTTCAGTTACAGGTACTTTCCAATTCAAATCAGACGGTTCTGAAATTTACATGATCGTTGACCGTGTTAACACATCAATCGGTGTAGTTGCTGGTCTAATCGCTCAAGTATTAGATACAGGTACATATTCAGTATCAGGTGGCGTTGCTACACTATCAACTAGCGCAACGGTAACTGTTACAGAGCCAACTGACTTAGAAGGTATGTAATATAACCTGGTTATTATAACCAAACTAAAAGCACCGTTCGCGGTGCTTTTTTTATGGCGCAACTTTCTATCTATAAATATCTTATATGATTACTGACGAACAAAGAACACATACCTACAAAGGTTACACCCTAATAGACATTACTAATACGGGTATTACTAAATTTTCTATAGAAGCAGAACAAGCTCGCAATCAACAGCGTAATTGGGAAACAGTTGTACAGATTCTTGGTATGCGTACACAGTTATTTCGTGTCGAACAAACTGGTGTTAGATCTCAAGATGTTTCGACATATAAATTTGGTAACGCTTACAAAGGCAAGCACCAAATTTGGTCTTTTGAATTCGATGTTGAATTTCAAAATGCTGTACCATCAGCCGACTTTGATCAGGTACCTGTTATAACAGGTCTAACCGATACAGCTAACCCCACTACTCCGCTGTTCTACACTACCGGCATCAATAAAAACATATATTTTGATTTAGTCTAAATTTATAAATACTAGTTGATGCTATAACATCACATTATTACGGCACATATTAAGGCATAAGATTAAGGCTCAGAAAAAACGCATCGCTAACTATGGAAGCGACGTATGTCAACCACTACTGAAATTGAAAAGAAGAATCTAGAAGCCCACGTTGAAATATGTGCCGAGAGGTACAAAAACTTGGAAACTAAATTACAAAACTTAGACGATCGTATCGATACCATCGACGGCCGTATGGACAAAGTTGAAGGGCATCTTATTGCTATCAAGGATGCTGTGTCTGCCGGTGACGAAAAATCTTCTAATAGAACATTTAATATCATTATGACCATCTTTGGAGTAATCTTAACAGCCCTGTTAGGAATTATTGCCAAAGGATTATTCCAATAAATAAAGTTAACGCAGAGTAACTTTATGAAAATCGTAGAATTAACCAACAAAGTCTTATTACCTATTACCAATGAAGAGCATGAGCTTCTTACACGTATAGGTGATAGTTCTATGCCTAAAAGCCACCTTGAAGAACGTGAACAAATACTGGCCAATCAATTAACCGTAAAGGATGTTCTACTGCGTACTAATGAAGATGGCAAAATCCACTACAAAAAACGCACCAACTGAGATTAATCTCGAAAAAATCCGCAGATTCACAGAAACGGAATTAAGTAAACTTGGTAATTCAGAATTGCCTGTGTGCTATCAAATTGGCACGGATGTATTGGTTGGCAAACTTAAAGTAATAAAAGTCAACGATAAGTGCTGGAGTGTGTTTGACCAAGAACAACAAATATTTGATTTCTTCACACGTAAAGATGCTATTTTTTATTGTATAGCAGTACATCAAAAACAGTACAACCTAGCCAACGAAATTAAAACGGCTGATGATCTTTTGAATAGACTAGAGTTTGAAGCTATACTGTTTAGACATAGATACAAAACAGCCAACGAAAAACAAGACGATTGGAGTGCTGAATATTACAGCACTAAATATCAAGAAACAATACACAAATTAAACAAAGTCAAAAAAGAATTACAGAAATCTTTAAACTTGGCTAAATATATTAAAGTCTAAACAGGAATTAGAAACTATGAAACTAGCAGAAATGGCAAGAACATCGGCCAAGAAAATGAACAAAGTAATGGAAAGCCGTTTCGGTTTTGCTCTTGACTTCAATAAAATGACAGTTGAAAAAGCAGAACGTTTAAGTGAAACGATTGCTGACAACTTAAACAAAATCCGCCACAGCGTAGAATTACACACTGCTGAAAAGAATCCACGTTATATGGAACTTTTAACTGTTCGTGAAAGCCTAAGCACATGGTTATCAGAGCAACGTAGCCAACTTAACGAAGGCGAAGTAAGCAACGCTGAAGTATTGTTAGCTGCTAAAGACATGGTAGATAGCGTTCAAGACGCTATTGAGAAAGTTGGTAAAATGCAAAATGAACAACTTCCACAACTATTAGACAGTATCCGTGATCAACTTGGTGCTGAACAAGCAGACGGCTTTAAAAACGCTGTTGGTTCTACACTAGAAACACTAATGGGCAACCTACAACAAGCACGTGAAGGCGTAGACAACGGTGTACGTATTCTTTCAGGTGAAGCAGTTGACAATCCAATGGCAATGCCTGGTGATGATTTAGGTAACGAATTAGGTGATTTACCTCCATTACCTACTAGCGATTTAGATGCTGACGAAGGCGACGGTTTTGCTGCTAGCGATGCCGCTGTTGGTGGCGCAGAAGAATTAGGTAGAGAAAAACGCTAATGCGTTTGAGTGAATTTGAACACAGCTCTACAAACACTCCAGAGTCTAATTTATTAACGGCTCTGGAGCTTATTCGCAACCGTTACAACGATCAAGATAAACTTCCAAAAATTAGCACACAAAGTCTTATCAACATGGTATTGAATACTGATAAGACATTCAACTATGATAGCTTAGTTGCCGCAAATGATACTAATCCAGCAGTAAAAAATCTAATCAAAAGTTATAACAAAGACTACGTTGAATTGCGTTCAGCAGATGAAGCGCAAGACGACGAAGGTTATAATACCCCAGATGTTGATTCCCCTGTAGATGTCGTGCCGAGTATGGCTAAAAAAGCAGCCAAAAAACGCGACGTCGATTTATTCTAATAGACAATGAATATCCAGCAGTTAGTTGAGAGCAAAAGTTTTTGCATCTTGCCGTTTGTTCGACAAACACTGTGGTATGATGGTAGTTATAAACTATGCTGTTATGCTGGTGGCTCTACAATAGAACAAGCAAACACCAGTCAAGAATCATTTAACACACCCGAACTTAAACAAATACGAAACTCCTTCCTACGCCAAGAATTTCCTACACAATGTCAAGGTTGTAAAACATTAACAGATAATGGGCTAGTTAGTCCGGCATATAACGAAAATCAAGGGTGGTTTGCTGATCCAGTAAAACAACAAGCAGCTATTGATGTTATCGATCAAGCCCTACTTGGGCAAGACCTATTACCGCAGATGTTAGATATAAGATATAGCAATGTGTGTAATCTAAAATGTAGGACCTGTAATCCATATAATAGTAGTGCTATTCAAGCAGAAAATAACAACATGCAGTTGACATCGGAAAAGAAATTTCCTATACATCCAACTAAACAAAAGTATAATCACGCATTTCCTAAAACAGACGATCGCCTATTTAGATTATACTTTGCCGGTGGCGAGCCGTTAATAGAACAATATAATTTAGATTTCCTAGCACATTGGACTACAGTTGACACTCCGATAATTATTAATACTAATCTTACAGTATTGTCTAATACTGTTTTAGAACTATTTAAAAAGTTTAATAATATTACACTTAATGTTTCGATTGATGCTTACGGAAAATTAAATGATTATATTCGACACGGGTCAAATTTTAATACAATAATTAATAATCTAAACTCGGTGACTCAATTGCCGAATATCACAGTTACATTTAATACAGTATTGAATAATTATAATGTATTTGATATATCTACGTTGGCAAAATTCTTCAATGATCATTATAATCATATTCCGTGGAGCATACAACCTGTATGTGACGAGCAGGAATTATTTTTAGAATGTTTACCATATGAACTAAGACAAGATGCGATCGATACATTAGAACAGACATTAGAGTTAGTACCCGATAATTCTAACATTATCAACGATAGTATAACAGTATTAAAATCAAATGTGTTAGATCGAATCAATTTTAATAATTTCATTAAATACGCTAAACTATTAGATACCCGACGTGGTGAATGTCTAATAGATCTAGTACCGCAGTATAAATCTTACTACTTGACATAGTACAATAAATAGTGTAGTATAATACTCAACTATTGGAGAATTGTTATGGCTTATTCAGCCCAAGTACTAGATCACTACGAAAATCCCCGCAATGTAGGAACTTTAGATAAGAACGACCCAAATGTTGGTACAGGCATGGTCGGTGCTCCAGCTTGTGGCGATGTCATGAAACTACAAATTGAAGTAAACAACGGAATAATAACAGATGCTAAATTTAAAACCTATGGGTGTGGATCAGCAATCGCAAGTTCATCGCTGGTTACTGAAATGCTCAAAGGCATGACCATAGACCAAGCATTTACAATCAAAAACTCAGCAATAGCAGAAGAACTTGCCCTGCCGCCCGTTAAGATACACTGTTCAGTTTTAGCCGAAGACGCAATTAAAAGTGCGATAGCAGACTACAAATTAAAACAAGGAAATGATTAATGGAAGAAGTAGAGAGTCCATGTATCGGTGTTTGTAGACTAGATAACGATGTATGTCGTGGATGTAATCGCACAACCGAAGAAATAGTAGAATGGTACAATTTTACCAATGAACAAAAACAAAAAGTATTAGATAGAATTTTCAATGATTAATATAACACAAGTAGCTGCAGACAAGATTAAGAAAAGCATCACTGCTAGGGGTAGGGGCGTGGGAATTAAAATTGGTGTTAAGACCAGCGGATGTTCGGGCATGAGCTATGTGTTAGAATTTGTTGACTCACCAACAGCTGACGACATGCAATTTGAATCCTACGGTGCTACAGTATTTGTTGATAATAAAAGTCTAGTTTATCTAGATGGATTAACTGTTGACTGGCTCAAGAAAGGGCTTAATGAAGGGTTTGAGTTTATTAACCCTAATGCTACAGGTGAATGTGGGTGTGGGGAATCATTTACTGTTTGACATTAGTGTATAGAACATATATACTAATAAGATGCTTATACAAAAATACAACTACACACCTATCCTACGTGAAAGCGTAGAAGGTCGGCGTTTATACGCTACCCCCGGCGGTAACAAAGTTCCTAGTGTTACTACAATCTTAGATAAAACTAAACCCAAAGAAAAGATGGAAGCCCTTGCTAACTGGCGTAAATCAGTTGGCGAAGCTAAAGCTCAGGAAATCACCACAGAAGCCGCTAATCGCGGAACACGCATGCACAAGTGGTTAGAGGATTATGTACAAAATAATCGAGTTATGGGTGAGCCTGGAACTAATCCATTTAGCCAACAAAGCTATGCCATGGCGCAGAGTATCGTAGACAATGGTCTGGTACATGTCAACGAAATGTGGGGCATAGAAGTGCCATTATACGTAGAAGGACTCTACGCTGGTACTACTGACGCCTGCGGAATTTACAAGTCAAAACCGGCTATTATTGACTACAAACAGACCAATAAACCTAAGAAAACTGAATGGATTGAAGACTATTTCCTCCAGTTATGTGCCTACGGACTAGCACACAACGAAACACACGGAACTGACATACAGCAAGGTGTTATCCTAATGGCAGTAGCACCTAAGCCGGGCGAAACTGTGCAGTTTCAAACGTGGACGGTTGAAGGGCAAGAATGGGAAAAGTGGACAGCTAAGTGGTTAGAAAGAGTTGAGCAGTATTATAAATTAGCATAAATACTCGATATAGAACTAAGGTGAGAACATGGCTGTAATCCAGATATCTAAAATTCAAGTCCGTAGAGGCTTACAAGAAAATCTACCACAACTAGCAAGTGGCGAAATGGGCTGGTCTGTTGACGAACAACGTCTATGGATTGGTAATGGTACTACTGTTGAGGGTGCGCCAGAAATTGGTAACACTGAGGTATTAACAGCTACTAGTGATATTCTATCAGCCATTGATTCATTTGTGTTTAAAGGTGACGAGTCTACGTACACTAGTCGCACAGGCAGTTCACTAACTACTCCAGTAGTTCGTACCTTACAACATAAAATAGATGAACAAATTAGTGCTAAAGACTTTGGCGCCAAAGGTGACGGAGTAACTGATGATACAGTGGCTCTACAACGTGCTATCGACCAAGTATATCCAAGAGATTACTATGCTATAGTTGGTGTTCGTCGTAGATTACATATACCAGCTGGTACATATATTACCACAGCTAACCTACGTATCCCTAGTTTTGCTAGTATTTCGGGTGATGGTCCTAGAAGCACTATCATTAAAATGACTGCTTATGATGATGCTGTAGTACAATTTAAAGATAACTTTGGTAATGTTGGCGCAACAATTAATCCAACAATATACGATGCTCCATTCCAAATTGATCTTAACAACTTAACATTACAATCTACTGCGGATGCTACCTTGGCAGTGATAGATAGTGCGCAATTCATTACATTTAATCGAGTACGATTTCAGGGAAATCTTACAGCACCGACAACTAATACCGGATTCTTACTAGGGGCCGCCATATTAGATTCTGTAGCAGAAACAAACAATGTAACATTTAATGGTTGCGAATTTGCTAGAGTCTTATATGGCGCAGGTATTTCAGCAGCCGCTAACGGTACTAAAGCAATCACATTCAACGATTGTTTATTTGATACTGTTTATCGTGGTGTTTACGCTAGGACTGATGGCTCATTGAGCCCACAGGGTGTTAAAGTAATTGGATCTATTTTTGCCAACGTAGCTGGACAAGGTATATATTCAGCTGATGATAGTTCTATTACATCAGCATTCAACCTGTATAGAACAGTAGGGTTTGGTAATGCTACTTCTGTAACTAGCTCAGTGGCAAATACCGCAGTTATTTCATGGGCAACTCCAAACAACTACAGTATCGCTGATCAATTTGAAAGATCTGTTGCTGATCAAGCAGTTGTTCCATTAATTGCTCCACTATCAGATAACAACTTTACCAGTACCACTACACAGATTTCCGCTTCAGGTGCTACTGTAGACACTCCGGGTGTCATTGCTAATTTAGTTAATAATAGTTCAACTGTTACTTCGCTAGTTTTACAATCAGCGGTACCAAGCGCAATTATCGATTACAGAATCACACGTGGTACTGACAGTCGTTCTGGAACTATTAAAGTAGCACACAACGCTGGCGCAGACGTAAAATACGATGACGAATACTCAGAAAGCGCAAACATTGGTGTTGTATTAGAGTTCTTTGGTAATACTACTTCAGATACTGCCACGTTAAGAGCAAATGTAAGTTCAGCAGGTAACGCTGCTATACTAAGATACACAGTTAGATCATTCATATAATATATGTATACCAACTTTTGGAATCTACGAGTGTCGGACCGACTTTCGCAATGGAAGGATGTCCGCCATACGCTAAGTGATCTACCACTAGAATCTGCGGTAGCTGAACTTAATCAAATGTGGAGCACTGCTCCATTTATTGGCTATTACCTACCACCAGATAATCCGGTTGAATGGCCAGATCCTTGGACATTGTTAGCCGAAAACTACTATTGCGATGTTGCTAAATCACTAG